CAAGGTACATACAGAACCATACGATGAAGCAAGTGCCTTAGAAGCCTTGCAGTGGCTTTCTAATGTCAAGGCAATGACAGAGGCACCAGCACCTGAGAAGGATGAATCCTTCTGTAGAAGTTACTGTCAATACTACGACGCATCGGGTCAGATGGGTTGTGTTGGTTTGATAAAAGAACGTATCGTCCTTAGTGAAGTCGTGATTGAGGACGCACAAGTTGACACACACGCATTGAAGTATTTACAGTTAGATAACAAGATAAAAGAACTTGAGAAAGAAAAAGAATCCTTGAAGACTAGCTTCGAGGGAACAACGGGTACTACTGCAAGTGGTATCCAAATCAGTTGGACAACAGTAAAGGGTCGTGAGACAGTTGACTCTGAACAAGTAGAAAAACTATTAGGTTTTATACCAAAGGTTGTTGGTAAAGAATCTATTAGACTAAACATCAAACCAAGTGGAGGAAAGTAAATGGCTGCACCAGAATCAACAAAGTTTCAAATCAATTACAAGTTACACGATGGCACTCTTATCAATCTTTATGCAAGTACAATTGCAGAACTAGAGACAGGTCTTGCTGACTTGTCAATGAACGCTTCTAACATCCGACTCACTGGAGCTGAACTAAGCGGTGGTTCTGTAGCACCTGCTGCACCAGTTGTAGCACCAACAGTTGCAACTATCGCGCAACAGTTCAACGCAACACCAGTTGTTGCAGCAGCAACAGGAACTGATCCTGTTTGTCGTCACGGAGCAATGACTCTACGTACCGGTACTTCTGCTCGTGGCCCTTGGAAGGGTTGGATGTGCGCTGCACCTAAGGGTGCGATGGATAAGTGCGACACTATCTGGGTCCGATAATAAATGCGGGAGCCTCGTTTTTATGAGACTCCTAGTTGTGCCACAGTCGGCGGTGACTTCTGGTTTCCTGAAAAAGAAAAGGGAGGCCTTAGTAATACTGACATAAGAACTGCAAAGTCTATTTGTGGTTCTTGTATACATAAAAGTGAGTGCGCCGAATGGGGCATAGCAAAAGAAACATATGGTATCTGGGGCGGTCTAACTGCCGATGATCGCAAATATATTAGAAGACAAAAGCGCATTAGTATCGAGGAGGAAGACGTTGCTTGACTTATCCAGAGCCTGGAGTGGAGTGCTTACCAAAGCAACACCACTTCCGGATGTCTGGGTAGGACTTGCAAAGGAACAAATCAAGTTCCGCAGAGGCCAAGTATGTATGGTCGCTGCAGCTCCTAATGCTGGTAAGTCTATGTTCGCTTTGATATATGCAATGAAGGCTAAGGTTCCAACCTTGTTCTTTAGTGCAGACACAGATACAACTACAGTAATGATGAGGGCAGCAGCACAAGCCTCTGGTCATTCACAAGTAAACGTAGAGATGAACTTGTCTCACGATAAGCACTACTACGATAAGCAGTTCGATAAACTGGCCCATATCAAGTGGGTCTTTGACTCTTCACCATCACTCGATGATATTGAGTTAGAGATAAAAGCATATGTAGAGTTATATGGAATTGCTCCTGAACTAATTATTATAGATAACCTAATGAACGTAGCAGCAGAGACTGATAACGAATGGGCAGGTCTGCGAGCTATTATGATGGAGTTGCACGATATGGCACGCAAGACCGAGGCTTGCGTACTAGTACTGCACCACGTCTCTGAACAAACTGAGTACGGTTCACCATCTAAACCACCAGCACGACGTGCTATACACGGTAAGGTCAGTCAGTTACCAGCGCTGATACTTACTCTAGGTTATGATCCAGCCAATGCAATGCTTAGTGTTGCTGCCGTGAAGAATCGCTTTGGGCCACACACAGCGGATGCTTCACGGTATGCAACACTCTTTGTCAACTATGCTGCTTGTCAGATAGGTGATGACGATGAACTTGGTAGAATGTATCAACGAGATGCAATATGGATAGCAAGACAGGGAGCATAATGGCTGAAGTAATGGAATGGCGTAGTAAGAAAGAGTTTGACACTCTATTAGAAAGAGTAAACATATTACAGACAGACCTTGCTAACTTTGTAGGAGCAATCCTTCAAGCCGGCATAGTTGAACTGGTCAAAGATGAGCAAGGCGATCTTGTTTATAAAATCAACAAGGTTGTACTGGTAGATGAGTCAATACAACAAGACTAAGGGTTCCCAGTTTGAGACAGATGTAATGAAATGGCTTCGCAAAATGGGAGCTATGGCAGAGCGTCTGACTAAAGCAGGGGCAAAGGATGAAGGCGACATCGTTACTGTTATCGCCGGGGAAACCTATATCCTTGAACTCAAGAACAGGGCAACACTTTCGTTGCCTCAGTTCTGGAGAGAAGCACAAGTTGAGGCGCTTCATTATGCTAAGGCTAGGGGAATCGGGGAAGTTCCTCTGCATTATGTCATAGTGAAGCGTCGCAACGCTTCTATAGATCAAGCGTGGGTAATACAAGACCTAACACAATGGATAAAGGAGAAGAAGATGCCAGTACCAGAAGGTGATATCACAACATCAGAAATACTAGAAACCGAAGTAGAAGTAGTTGAAGAGGATGAGACTCAGGCGTGATTTGCATATATTGCACTAAAGGTGGAGAAGAAAATAAATCTAAACACCTAAAGCGTTCAGCCCATTGGCACGAGAAGTGTGAAGGTAAGGGGTGCGTATGTCAACACAAGACTGGTCTAGGTTGGGTAAAAGGCGACGATTCAAAGGTGACGTTGATGCAAATTCAATCCCCATAGGGGCAATAGTTTCGCACTACGGTGGAGAAGTAAGAGAAGGCAAGGCAGTATCAGTGCGGTGTTGCCTGCACACTGACTCACGCAGGTCTGCAGTAATCAACACAATAGATAATTTATATTTCTGTCACACCTGTGGTAAAGGCGGTAACGCTGCAAACCTAGTGTGCATCCTAGAGAATATGGAGTTCAACGATGGCCTCAAACGTGCAGTTGAAATTGCAACTGGAAGCGGCGCAGAGATACGCCCAAGAGGTAAGTCCGGAAACTCTACTCGTGCTAGACGAACGTGGGATATCTGAGACGGTAGCAGCGCAGTACCAGCTAGGTACTGTCACTGATCCTGCCAATGGTCACGAGATGTATGAAGGTTGGATATCTATTCCATACATTACTGCTACTGGTATGTGTGTAGGTTTCAAGTTTCGCAGAACAGATGAAGGCAAACCTAAGTATGGCAGTCCTACTGGACAGAAGGCTCATCTCTATAACGTATGTGATATAACACATATGTCACCATATATTGTTGTATGTGAAGGTGAACTAGATGCAATTATTACTAGCGGTGTATTAGGTATACCAGCAGTTGGAGTACCAGGAGTGCAGGCTTGGAAGCCACACTTCCCTAAGTTATTTGGTGGTTATGAAACTGTATTTGTAGTAGGTGATAACGATATAAAAGAAGATGGTTCTAATCCTGGCGCTGAGTTTAGTAAGCGTGTGGCTAATGAGGTAATGAACTCAACTATTGTTACACTACCTGCAGGTATGGATATCAATGACTACTACTTAGCACACGGTGCAGACGCCACCAGAGCTTTGCTAGTCGGTGAAGGGAATGAGTAGAGACGAATGGATACAAGTTCTACAGACTATTCAGCATATGGGCTTTCAGATCCTCAGTTGCGACGAGAAGACCGAGCAGATAGTAATACGCCCAAAACCAACCCGTTAGTAGACCATCCTGCAGTTCTATCCTATAGAGCCGAAGGCGTATCAACTGCTGACTTAGTATCCTTTATTGAATCCTTTGCCTCCCTTCGTGGTAGTCGTGTCAAGAAGATAGGACACCAGCAGTACTCACTAGATAAGGGTCAGAAGTTTGAGCAGTTTACTTTCAATGACACCATACGTGAACTTATTGAAGAGTTAGCAGATGCCAGCAACTACATAGATTTCCTTGCTATCAAGCTACTCAACCTAGCCTCTGGAGTGCAGGATAAAGGGCCAGACTGTGACTGAACTGCACCCATCCATTTATGACATAGCACCGAGTGTTGCTAGTACTGTCTACCGGCGCTATAGAAAGTTTGCAGAATACTCTGATATCAAACAAGAGATGTTGATGTGGGCGCTGACTCGTGCCGCAACACACGCTGAACAACTATCAGAGCCGGACTTAGACCAGCGCAGACATAACGAACGCCTTATCGCTTGGCAAATGCTACGCGTTGGTGAGCGTTACTCACGCAAGCAGAAGGCAATCAAGTCTGGATACCAAACTGGTGATGAGTCTTACTATGAGAAAGCTACCTTAGGTCAGCTCTTACCCTTCATTATTGCATCTGTCTTAGATGGAACAGTATTAGAGCAAGCACAAGAAATGATTAGAGATGGTCAGCCTAAGGGATCTTCTAGCCCTGCAGAAGGTGGCAATCTATTGTCAATGCTCATTGATATCAAGCGTGCATATCTTTTACTAGAGCAGGAAGATAGAACGATACTGATGTATCGCCACCACGAAAGTCTTACCCTTCAACAGATAGCAGATATCTTGGAGTGTGCAGTATCCACTGCTGATCGTAGATGCAGTAATTCATTACGCAAACTCCAAGAGATACTAGGTGGGGAGAATCCTTTCAGATGAAAGAAATAGAACTCTTTGATTATCTGAGGCAAAGCCTCTACCCTGATTTAGTAAAGAGTCCAGGTATCTATGATGCCTTCGACTGCACCTCTGCTACTGCCGGTCACTACATAGAACTCAAGTGCAGACACACTCACTATCCCACTCTTATTATCGAAGAGATGAAGTATCGAAAGCTGATTACTCAATCAGCAGAGCGAGATATGATTCCCTTCTACATCAACTCGACACCGGAAGGTGTCTTTTCTTTTGACCTAATGGATATACCTGAACCTATATGGAAGGTACATTACTTACCAGCCTCTACTGAGTTTGGTAGAATCGGTAAGGTAGATAAGTTAGTAGGATATTTGGACATAGAAGAGGCAGAGAAGTTATGATCTATTCTTATAGTTGTGAGTGTGGCAGCACGCTAGATATTGAGCGCTCTATTCACGAGGAGTCTGTATCTCCTACTTGTTATGATTGCAAGAAAACTATGGGCAGAGTGTGGTCTTCTCCCGCTATTACTTTCACAGGTAAAGGCTTCTACAGTACGGATAAATAGTAAAGCCCCACCGGAAGGCAAGTTACAGTGGGGCCTTACTTAGTGCGAGCGACGGAAAGAGTGAACATCAGCTCGCAAGATTTATAGTATCACATATGTTACCGATGAGCCATTCTACTACAGGTACTGCAACTGCATTACCCATTTGTTTATAGCGAGCTGAGTCTGATTGTCCAGCAGTCCAGTCGTCGGGAAAGCCTTGAAGTCTTTCACATTCCAAAGGGGTAAGTCTGCGTACCTGAGTCTGCGTTGCCACTCCGTGTCCTCCAACTGTATCTATAGTAAACATAGGTTCGCCATCTTCTGCAAAGCCCTTGCCTTGTGGGCCTGCGGTGTCACTGCGGCCAATGACAGTACCTTGTATTGGGTAAGCAACCATTGGCATATTGTTTCCACCTGTTCCCATTCGTGCTTGTAGTGTGTTGATAACACCGCCTTGTATGCGTACATCATCTACCCGATTGCCATAAAAGATAAATAATGTTTGATCATTGTGAGTAGCCAAAGTAAAACTCTTTTCTCCTAGCATAGGGCCTTTACCACCACCTGGTTTACCTTCTCGGTTTCGCATAATCAGAATGGTAGTTCTGATATCGCCATTATCAAATGCGTTTAGCGTAGG